CAGCCATTCCAACAGCTGTCAGCGCCCCGCCAAAAAAACGGAGACAGATGAAGTCGTCATCGTCCAGCTCGTCACTAGCAAACACGAGCAACGAGTGGCTGAAGTGTTCCCCAACCAATGTGGAAACTCTTTTGGCAACCGCTGTCTGGGTTTTATTCATCAGTAGTAAGGTTTCCAAGTCGGGTGATGCCCCCAGCTATCATTCCAAAACCAGCCCCAAGAATCCCAAGTTTTATTATTCCTCAGCCTCCTGTTCCACTCTCGGTTATATCTGCCTATGCCTCCCATAACCCCATACCACCTATGGCTGTTCGGGTCAGGGACTATCGCTCTAGCCCGCAACCATTGCAAGTCTCTGTTGTCAGGACTTACGATCTTGTCCTTGTTGGTGGTAGGGTCGGTGGCCTCGGCTGATATGTTTATTGTATCCTGCTCAAGCCACCTTCTAAACTCTGCGTGTGCATCCACAAAAGAGACTACAGAACCGTTATTGTGATATACCCCCGGCCAGTCTTGGGAGAAAAAGCTTTCTCCACCCTTAAGTGTCGGGGCCACCCGGAAGTTGCCAGCGTTAATAGACTGCGCTGGCATCTCAATAAACGTGAATAATTGGGAACTAGACGCCACATCTGCATAGGTGTGATGAACTTTATACTGATTGTCCTGCAACCAAGGCCAACCAGACCAACCCCCAACAAAGAGGTTCATGGAGTAGCTCCTCGGCCTAAGCTTTTTTGTTGCGTTAAACCAACCCGCTGAAGTGGACTTGTCCCCGGGACACCTGAATATGTGCATTCCTGTGTAATCCTTCAGCGGTGACCAGAACAAAGGCCTTTCCGACTCACCCCACACTCCGTTCCCACTCATGCTGTCTGCCACCCAAGCCCACATCCCGGTAGGTTCGTTCCTCCAAGCCGAGGCATACGGGAACCTGTCTTCGTGATCCCCTGCAAACTCTGTAATGGCTATGTTAAGTTGGCGTTGGTTGTTAAGGCATTGCGCCTGCCAACCAGTTTGTTTAGCTGAACCAAGGGCGGGAAGCAGCAGGGCCGCAAGGATCGCAATGATGGCAATCACCACCAGCAACTCGATCAATGTGAAGCCCTTTTTCATATCCCATAACCATACTTAAGACCTTGCCTTTCTTAGCCTATAATACTGTTTTCCGTCTTCTCCCCTTATAATACCCTCGCCTTCTAATGGTTTCTTAATTGTGGGGTGGTTCTTTCTTTTCAGGAAGTGGCCAGACCGAAAAGCGGCAGCGTTCCGATCCATTCTCGGAGCTACACCAGTCTGTTCTTTCTTTGATTTCCTGTACTCATCATGATCCAAATACTCTACCGCTGCTGCTTTGAAATCTCCGCTATTCATTAGCTTCAAAGTCTTAGGACTCGCAGACAAGTCTCCTCTAAAAAACCCATCTACAATAGCATTCTGTGTAGATTCAGGCAGCTTATCGAAATTATTCACCTTCCTCTTTGCTAGTTTGATCTTGGATTGAACATCATGGTCAAACAATTGTTGCACCTGCCTGCTGTCTAAAGGCGCCTGACCAGACATAACTACGCTATAATTTTTACCAGCTATCCTTTTGAGAACAGGATCATTTCTGCCAACAAGATGCCCGATCCCGATGGTTAAGTTGCCTTTATGGTCTTTGTATGCATATCCCGGGCGACCCGTCTTACCCTTGCCTTCGCTATGAATAATATAATCATATAATGATTGGCCTTGTGCTGGCCTCGACCTTTTAAGCCTTGGGTCTGGCATTAGTAACCCTTCTTGTTTTTAACAGTTCCGCCCTTCTTCTTGGCGTACTTCTTCGCTTCTTCCTTTCCTTTCTTCGTGTAAGGAAACTTCTTTACCCCTTTCTTTGTTACAACTTTCGGCATGTCTATATCCATTCATCGGACTCGAGCAGCTCCAGTATTGTACCGTAGTTCTCGATGTCCTTCGCTGTATCCAGCATAGGCTCGTTTTCCGCTTCTGACGATTCTTTATTCTCCACACGTTTCCACGTAAGGTTCATCAATCGCTGCAATTTATCGTTTAACCGAAATCCGACACCCAGTATGTTCAAATCCTTCTTGTCCCAAGCCGCAATGTTCTTGCTTCCATAGTCACTTTGCTTCCGGTCAAATAGGATTATGTTCTCTATCTTCACCTTCAAGGCCTTCTTCGCCATGTTGGTCTTCAGCCCAAGCGCCTGCGACAGTATCGTCGCCAGAAACGCTGTGCTCGGTTTCTGCTGGAGTTTCGCCAGCGTTGTTTTTATCGCTTCCCTCGCCTGATCCGCTGTCAGGAGTTCCTCCGCTGATGTTGACTTGTTTTGGGTCATTTATTTGTATTGGTACAATTTGTTGCCCCGGGGCAAAGCTTGGTTTTCTCTTAAACTCTTCCGACCTAAGTTGCTTGTTGTTTACCATGTTTCCACATATTTTTGCAGATTCAGTAAGTTGCTTCGACACTTCAACGGCCTTGCTTATAGCCTGCAATTTCACAGAGTCGTCGTCCGCTTCAAAGGCTATGTCGGAAGCAAGCTGCATCAAGGGTTCCAGCTTTTCTGCGGAAAGAAACACATAGCCAATGCTGGTCTTTACCACTCCCTCCTTCTCAATGAAGTCGCCGAGCTTCTTAAGCTCGCTGTACTTCTGCCTTTTAAGCGCAACCAGTCCTGTCTCGGCTGCTGCCTGTTTAGCCTCCTTCGCCGTGAACATCCCCTTGGTGGGTGGGACAACGGATGTCCCAGTCGTTGGGAGCTCCAAAGGTTCACCGTCTTCCTGAAGTATTCCTGTGTCACTCATTCCATCCAAATGCGAATCCATTATCTCTTGCCCAGCATGTAGCATCTTTTAGCTTTGTTTTAAGCGGCATATAGCATTTACACCCAAGATCGCCATCACTTGAATCACCGCACGTTCGCCTCTTCTGGGCGAATATCGGACACCGCCAACACTCTCGGTACCTCGCCAGCCGAGTGGTCGAGGCCACCGTTCGCGTGGAGGGCATCCCGAAGATTAACCACCACACCAACTGGCCCCCTTTGATCAGGATGTTTGGCAGACACCTGACGAGACCTGATGAACGGCACCAAGAAGTGGCCCCCAGCAACACGGCTGTTGCGAATGCCACCGCACGGGAACCCCGCTTGCGATATGAATGAGCGATAGACATCAATCAGTTTACCTTTCAGCTTGTAAATCGTCTTGGCCACATGACGGCAGTAATCTGTCGCGCTAAGCTTAGCCCGCTTATTCTTCTCAGACTTAATTGTATTCCTCCACCAGAGCTTCTTCGGTGCCACTTCCAGCCCCCAGTAGATATGGTCGTTCTTGAAAGCCAGCAGTCTGGTGTTGCTCATCTCCGCCCACAGGCCCTTGTCCTTGGCTACCTCAATACAGGCATCATGGCCCTTGCCGTGGAAGTCCTGACCCAGACTCTTGAACTCGTCAAATAGCCCATTCTTCCAGTTTGTCCTGTACGGGATCGGGTACAGCTCAGCAAACCCAAGGTCAACGGATTCCTGATCGTTGATCAGCCTGTCCAGCATCTTTTCCTGCAAAACCTCCCACACCAACTTCATCTGTGGAAGGCTGATTACCCCTGTTTCTGCTACGGTTTTCAGGAGTTTCTCGTCGAAATGCATTTTTTTAAAAAAAAACTTGCAACCGTCTCTGGAGACTACTATGTTCTTTCCCGCAGAGAGTGGCAGGCCAAGAGCAGATTAGCGGTCTTCCACACTAACGACAACAAATTTATCCCCCTTCGGGTCAAGGGCACTAGCTAGTTCTGCTCATTTCTAGCTGCCCGCCTCTGCAATCGACTTGACCCGTCGGGGGTGTTTTTTTGAACAATGACCATAGAACAACTGAACAGAACAAGGTTGGACGCGCAGTGCTTCAGGATCTATGTAGCCCTGCTATGCGAACAAGACATGACCATTAACAAGCTAGCCTTCAAAACAGCCATTACATGGAAAACTATTAAGAAAAAGCTGCCATTACTGGAGGCCAAAGGCCTAGCCGCCAGAACAAACAAGAAGTCCAAGGTGCGAACCTACTCTGGAATTGACCCAACTATGGAAAATAACCCAACTGTTGTGGAAAAAGACCGAAGTACAGTTAGGGAAAATGACCTACCTGTTGTGGAAAAAGACCTAGGTGGTATGGAAAATGACCCAACCATGAAGGAAATAATAGAAAAATACTCGTGAAGTTAGGCTTTTTTCCACAGTGCAACGCATATCACATATATATATTATATAATACTAATATCTCTAACACAAGCTTTATCTATTAATTCTATCACATTAATATCTCTAGTTAATTAATATCTCTATCACAAGGAACAAAATGAGCAACTTTCCTAAGCATTTAGAAGATACAGTGGCAGAGAAGGGACTTATAGGCTGCATCCTACAAGACCCTGACCTCCTCGATAAGCTTCTCGGCAAAACCGAGAAGCCGCTGTTGCTGTTCACAAATCATGCCTGCACCAAGCTAATGATCGCCATGCTGAAGCTAAACGAATCCAGCAAGGCCGTAGACCGCGTAACATTAGCCCACGAACTACTCAAAGCCACTGGCGAAACCAATACCATCGCCTTCATGGACGAATGCGAAAACCTGACACCTTCCCCTCTCAACTGGGAATACTACCTAACAATCCTAACTGAACTCCTTCGTACCCGCGAAACCAAGACATTGTGCGATGAGGTGTCCAATAAGATATCAAAGGATGCCGTTACGGAGCCTTCAGGGGTGTTAGAAGAGCTCTTTGAAAGCGTAGAGGGTCTGTGTAGGGTTAAGGACAGGGAAACCTCTGTAAAGGCCTACAAGGACGTAGCCCCTGAAACTGTCGAGTTCTTCCAGACTTGCTTCGAGAATAAAGGTAAAATCACTGGCATCACTACTGGCCTCTATCCCCTAGATAGAATGATCAACGGCCTCAATAAGCGTCACCTCAATATCATCGCCGCCAGACCTTCAGTCGGCAAAACATCCCTAGGTATCTGTATGGCAGATGCAGCCGCCCAGTCTGGAAAGAAAGTACTCTTCTTCTCCCTAGAAATGTCCGCCTCCGAAATCATGATGCGCTCCATCTGCTCACATATGGAGCTTAACTATAGAGACTGCCTAAACGGTAACATCTCCAACGGTGAACTAAAAAAAATCTCCCTAGGCATCGATCATGTATCCAAATACCCCATATTCATCGACGACTCCTCCTCCTCAACTATCCACCAAATAAAATCCAAATCCAAACGATATAAACGCGACTTCGGTATCGATATGATCGTTGTCGATTATCTCCAAATAATCTCCACCAACAAAAAATACGAAACCCGCGACAGGGAAATAG